AATCCATGATGACATCCCAAATAATCTGTCTAGCCTGACCATTTGTAGGGGCTACATATAGGACAGCCGATCCCGCAGGGCAACGCAAGGCTTCAATCAAGAGGGTGGTTGCCGCCAATCTGGACTTGCCACAGCGTCTACCAGCGGCAATGACCTTAAATCTTGTGGAATCGGTAAAAACCTCTTGTTGCCAAGGCAGGAGGCTAAAGTTCAGATCACTCATTTAAGTGGAGAATCCTTGTAAAAAAGGCTTTCAAACTGCTGATAGGGCTGACTAAGACGCTGTTGCTCAAAGTAGCGAACCATGTCTTTGTCCATAATCTGATGTAACCAAGCATCCCTAGCATTTAATTGTTCAGGCGTATCGTAGACAGGCCACTTACCATTTTGGATGTCTTTTTTCCAAATGTTGTACAACTGGTCTTCATCTGTAACTATGCGACCGCCAACATAGCCAGGCACAGAGACGTATTTGCCCTTATTTTTGCCTTCAGGAATCTCAATTCCCGTGGCATAAATGGTCATTGGCTTGCCTTGTTGGTTTATAAAGGGATTGCCAAGGTTTTGCCGATGGTAGGCAACTTTGTTAATTTCCTGTGGCGTAAGCCCCATTCCCTCTAAATCTGCGAACATATCAGCCATTTTTATCCTCCAAATCTTAAAGTTCAAATCGCTCATTATTTCTTCATCATTTGCATGATTTGTTCTTGAAGTTTTTGAGCCTCAAGGATTTGGTCTAAGGTTGCATCTTTGGCAGAAGGATCATTAGAAAGAATCCTAGCCAAGATAGATTGTTTGGCAGAAATAGGGTCTTTTTCATATTCAGTACCCGCAAACATCTTTTGCTGTGACCTTGTTAAATCAAAGTTAGGGCTTACCTCGTTTTGGCGCATATAGATACGCAAAGCCTCATTCTTTGCCACAGCCATCTTCTCTTGAGGAGAAAGCGTAGAAAAAGGATTTAAGATGATTTTATTGTCTTCAGCCGCCATGCCAGCAACTTCAGGTCTTTCTTTAAAGAAGGTAAGTTCAGATTTATAGGGAGTTCTCATCCCATAAAGTTTTACAAGATTATCCATTTTTATCCTCCACATCTTCTGCGTCAATTGTAGGTGCGTGGCTGACTTCCCCAATGCCCGTGATATTGATCGTGACCGCACTTCTTTGTTTTCCTTCTTTCTCAAACATGGAGACAGGAAGCATCCGATCCATACAGAGTTTGATGGCGGCTAGTTGGGCAGGGTGTTCGTCATTAAGGGCAATTTCCACCGCTTTGTGGACAACTCTAGTACCTGCGCTGTTTATCAGTAGGTTCTTTAGTTCTTTGAGTTGGGCAGTCTCAGTCTTAGGCAAAGTAATGAGTTCAGGCTTATCAGCAAAACTGGTAAGGGAGAATTTCTTGTTGGAAGAACCTTTAGGTCGTCCACGGGGTTTTTTCTCTTGAATCATTACTTTTGTCCACAATGGGGAAGTCAACTAACACGGCTGAGGACTGATCCGTCAGGTTGTGGCTCATCGGTACGACTGACAGTTCGTCCGAATTTGCTTCAATCCCCATGCGTGTTGGCACACATATTATGAACTAAATTTATTTGTTGAACAATAGGGTAAACCCTGATACAATGCAATCATCTGTTCGTGCCAGATAAAGCCTTTTAGAAGTGGTACAGCCCTTGATATTCAAGGGGCACGACTGTATCACTCCTAGAGGGCTTTTTTTATGGGAATTTACCTTTACAGCCAAAAGGCAATAGACGCTTACAAGCAAAAGCGCAAGAAACAAGCCGCAAAAGCCAAGAAGACGCTAGAGAAACTAGCCCAGTCCAGCCCCGTCATCCAAGCCATGATAAACAAGAAGGCTTCTCAAATAGCATGGGCTATGCAGAAGAAGTCTCCCAAGAAGAAACCAACCTTTGAGCCACTACCCGCCTATTTTTTAGGCATGGGCAAGGAGTTTTACAGGACAAGGGAATGGCGAGATGTACGATACAAGGCTTTAGTCAGGTTTGGCAAGAAATGTCAGGCTTGTGGGGAAACAGGTGGTTACATCCATGTTGACCACATCTTGCCAAGATCAAGGCATCCAGATAAAGAACTTGACATTGAGAACTTGCAAGTCCTTTGTGAAGCGTGTAACATTGGCAAATCCAATACGGACACAACGGATTGGCGTTAATAAGTAAAGGGATGTCGGGTGTTGCAGTCGCACCCTCAAAGGCATGAGATATACGTTGCCCAACAATGACCCGACAGGGAAGTAAGGGCGGTGGCTATAAAGCGGTACGCACCGAAAGGTAATACGACCTGAAGCCCCACAGAGACTAACTTAACTCTGTACGATAAACGACACCCACCCTTAGTCAAGGGATTCTCAAGACCATGAGAATATCTACGACTGCCTTGCTACGTCTATACATTTCCAACTCCCATAATCCTCTAACCCAGACTGCTTGACAGAAAAAGCCAATTTACCTTTTCGTGTGGGGAGGAGGCTCCCACAAATATTCCACACACCGCCTACCCCCTCCCCCCATACAAAAGCATAGGGTTTCTACTACTGTATGCACATACATAAGGGTTTACCCGTAACTGTATAAAGTAACAGCATAGGGTTTACCCTAGTTAATTAACCGACTGGTCGGTCGGGAAATGCTTATATGCTCTCAGCACCTAAAGAGACCTACTCTAAATAACCTCAATTCATATCGATTATTTCACATTGTGAGAACTAAGATAGTAGATATTTCACATGATGATAATATAGGTAAGGGTTAACCCGTGTAAGGGTTATTCCTATGCTATATAAATCAAGGACTTACGAGAACTGGCACGATTCTATTATGCTTATATAGTGAGAGGGCAAAAAAAACACTCTCATCTTTTCAACAGGCGATATATCGAAAGGCGTTCAATTATGACAACATCTCTCACACGTGAACAGTGGCTCTCACAGGCCACAGAAGAACTCAGGGCACTGTTTAAACAGCATGGTGACACTATACCTACACAGGTGCGCTCATCGTGTGGCTTTCCCTCCAAATCAGCCCTTGCTAGTAAAAACAGGCGAATCGGTGAGTGCTGGTCATCGGCGGCGAGTGCTGACAGCCACGCTGAAATTTTCATCTCACCTACTATCAGCGACAGCGCGAGAGTGCTCGACATACTCGCTCACGAACTTATCCATGCTGTGCACCCAGGTGACGGACACGGCAAGAAATTCGGTAAGACAGCACGTGCCATTGGTCTTGAGGGGAAACTGACAGCCACTGTTGCAGGGCCACAGTTCACAGCATGGGCAGCGCCTGTTTTGGCTCGGCTCGGTGCATATCCACACGCTGACCTCGTGCCCTCCAATGCACAAAAGAAGCAAACCACACGCATGCTCAAATGTGTGTGTTCTGATTGTGGATATACAGTTCGGGTTGCAGGCAAGTGGCTTGCTGATATGGGTGCACCTCACTGCCCTGAGCATGGCGAGATGAGCACTGAGAGCGTTTAAACAACTCAGAGGGAAGCCCTTACGGGTTTTCCTGTGCGCTGTTGCACTATACCGAAAGGCGTTAATTTATGTCAGCAATTTTAGACACACCAAACCAGATTGAACAGTTCAGATTACACGTGCTGTTCAGAGGGCTAAAACTCGAACTTATGGGCATGAAAATGTCTAGGGGTGCATCATGCTACAAAACATTGAAGAGCATGGGTTTTACTGGCACAAAACAGCAGGTCTATAACTCACTGGCTGAGGTGCTCGACAGGTCAACTGAGAGCGTTTAAACAGTTCAACTTATGAGAGCGTGACAGGCTCTCACTGGGTGCACTGTTGCACTGATTTGAAAGGCGTTATATGTTCACAATGAATGAAGCAATCAATTATGCAAAACAGGCAGTGAAAGAAGGCCACGCAATAAAATTTCACGCTGATTTTGATAATAATATTGTCGATGTTTTATCTGACCAAGGCTGGTCACAATGGTTTCCAATGCCAGAATCAGACGACAGCCAATATTGGGACACTTACCCTGGTTAATACTTATTTGAAAGGCGTTACACAATGAGACAATTATTTCTTGATTTATTTCTGGCTGTGGCACTGGGGCTGGCTTTCGCCAGTCTGGCTCTGGCTTATTTTGATGTTTTAATTTGAAAGGCGTTACCTTATGATGACTTACAACCCTGATAATTTAGGTGAGTTTCAAGAGCGAGAGCGTGGGCACTGGTTCACCTATCGCAGAACAGACAATCCGTGGGCACTGGCGCATGGTCTAACTTTTGAAGTTGACGTGCTCGACGGCGTTCGTTTTGCTGCCATTAAAAAAACAGTGGCGCATCTGTGCACCTCTGAAGGCGACTCAGGCGAGCCAATACTTGAGCACTGGCAATTCAAAAAACACCACCACTTCCAACACTGACAGTTCAACCAATAGCCCTCTTTTGAGGGTTATAAGATGCGCTGTTGCATCGTTTAAACACTCTAATGAAAGGCGTTAATTATGGGAGTTATTCAAGAAGCACAGGCGTTCTGGCCTGAAGATGAGGCGAGAGCACTCGCAGATTATGGGTTATTTATATTTGAAGATGAAGGGCACGACTATTACCATAAGTGGCTAATGAATGAGCGTGACCACTTCTGGAACAAAGTATTTGAGCGTGACCTTACTATGATGAACAGGTTTTCCGACTTGTTTAATTCACTGACAGCCAAAACCACCAACTTATATATTTGAAAGGCGTTACACAATGACCACCGACACTTGCACTGACTTGGAAATCAAAACTACCATTATTGGCACAATCGACAATGGCTGTGATGGGGCACAGCAATATATCTTATTAACCTGTTTAAACGATGCGCTATTTGAACATGAGGCGTATCAGTGGCTTTTGCCACAGGTTTATAAAGACACTAATATACCTGGCGGTTATTTCTGTAAGCGAGTTCAGACAATCCAAAAAAGCGACAATCAGGTTATTTGCATCGTTCACCACGAATACGACAATTAGAGCGTTTAAACAGAGTCTAGTCTGAAGGGTATTTTGTGCCCTTTGGCCTGCACTTTCGCAGGGTTAATAGGAGTCAAGATGAAAACAACAGTATCAGTTTATGATTTTCACGATGCGTTTAAACGTGCTAATCGTCAAAATCAATTTAGTTATTCCGCCTTGAATTTATTATTCGATTATTTCGAACAAATAGAGCAAGACACAGGTGAAGAGTGTGAACTTGACGTTATAGGCATTTGTTGCGAGTTCGCAGAGGCCACATGGCAAGAAATAGCCAACGATTATTTACTTCACGATAAAACCCTTGACGATGAGTCACAAGATCATAAGTCAAAGGTTCTGGACTATTTGGCAGACGAGGGAGTTTTAATCGGTGAAACCGATGATTCTATTGTTTATCGCCAACATTGAAAGCGTTTAAACGATGCTTTATGCCGCCATTGCCCTAATTTTGCAAATACTGTTAAAAAGAAAATAAGTTAGTGAGCACTCACTTAACACCACCTTCGGGTGGTTTTTTTCTGCCCGTTTTAAGCCCTTCAAGCCCTATTCAAGCCACCACCATAGCACCCTAAAATTTTGAGAGCCTTCTAGGGGTGTTTTAATGCGTTCTTGGGCTACTCGTGCGGGTGTTTGTCGGTGCTGGAAACAGTTACCAATCCAATATGCCTCAAATCCATCTCAGTATTTAGCCCTAAATTGTAGAAATGTGCGCTCCACATGATGCAAATTCTTACGCCCTCTGAGTAACTGCCCTTACCAATGGTTTTGATAATATGACGTTCCGATTCTGTTAACTTGAACAAATGCCCGTGCATATCGTCATATTTTGGCCTATTTGGTAGGGCTTTTGGCATCTCTTAAACCCATTACTTGTTGTCTCCAATAATCCCCGATTAAAAGGGCTTCTGCTAAGTTGTTGTCTTTTTTCCTACGCAATGGGGCTTCTGGCCAAAACATTCGGGCTATATCGAGCGAATCATCTTTATCGCTTATGTGATAAAACTTTTTCCACACTTGGGGTCTTACCATGTGACACGGATAGTTAGTTAATTCACAAATGGCAGTTATTGCACCGACTGCCCTTGCGAATGTCCACATGGCGCTAGATGATTGATTTGGGCGTGAATAGAGCATTTCTATTGCTATCTCTGCCCCTTCCTTTGGGTCAATAGCCCTCAATAATGCGTTTTTCAGCACCATTGCACGAATGTGCTTTTCTTCGTGATGAATCATGAAGCACTCAAGGTAATTACCCTGTGAATCCAATACTCCAACTGCACCCGTGGCTGATGCTGGGTCTACGCCTATGAACACCATATTATTTCCAAAACCTCTTAAGCAAGTCTGTCGCAAAGTGCTTTTGATATTCGGTTTGCTTTGGCTCTATCAATTTACGTTGCTTTTGTGGCAAAACACCTGCGAATATTTCCTCTTTTGTCCTGAATAACTTGAAGCACATATTGCACATTCTCCTTCGATAGGTGAATTCCTCATGTTGGATTGTCTCTGTAATCCTGTTTTTGTCTGATTGGCATTTAGGGCATTTCATTTAGTTATCCTCATTCTTAGTTTTTCTTGGTTTTTTTCAGGCATGAGTTCTTCTGCATGGATTTCCTTCCCGTCAACGATGTAACTTACTCTGCCAAATTTATTCATTTTTACCTTTTGAACTACGCCTATAAATGGTTTACCTTTCCAAGGAAAAGGGTAAATTGGAATTTTGTCACCCGCTTTTGCATAAACTTTCATGTAATCAATGTTATGTCTCATGTGTTCACGCAAGGCTCTTGCCCCTTTAAATGCAATCCAATAGCAAGCATTGCATATTCAATATGCTGTATGCCCTTTACCCCTAAATTTGGCACTTTACGCAGTTCTCTAACGCTCCATTGCTGAAGTTGTGCAGTTGTATGAATTCCCTCAGAACGCAAACAATGCTCATACCTTACGGGTAAATTTAACTTATCTATACCGCCTGTTTTTATATCCTCATTGACTTTCCAACGCTCAAGGATTCTGTGTTTTTCGTCAATCATGCTTTCTGCTATTTGGTAAGCAAGCCTTGAGGCACTCCCAGCGTTGTGTTTTTCTGTTGCAATCAATGCTTTCATTGCTTCAGTCGCAAATTTATCTAACAATTCTTCTTTAGTTATGTGCGTCATTCTTTAATTCCTTGATTCTGTTGGCTATCGAGATACCTAGAGTAGGAAAATCCTTCTTCAGTTCTGCTGTTCTGTGTCTCGCCTGTTCTATCGTTTTTGGGTTCATTGCCATTAGTGCGTAATGGTTTATCAGGAAAGTCAGGAATGTCTCCTGTCCGTTGTAAGGCTTGAGTTGTGACAAGTAAGGACATTGGGTAGCCTTCTCGGATTCTGTCAAGGATTGCGTTGGCTTCATTGATTGTCATTTGATTTTCTTAGTAAAAATGACCAAACAAACCCACCGCCGACTTTGGAGACAAACTGCAAAGCCACGATTTCAGGCATAAGACCGCCAAAGGCAATAGTTGGGAAAGCAATAGAGTCCACGCCAGCCCCTATAAGATTTGAGCCGTTAGACCTGACAAACCAAGACTTGTGCGCTAAATAGTGATATGCCAAAGAATCTGCAATCATTGACAAGGTAAATGCCACAAAGGAAGCAATGGCAATCATTCCTGTGGCAGGATTAAACAGGTATGAAACCACGCTTGCAACTAGGATTAAGCCACCCATCTTGATTGGCAAATGCTTATTTTTCCAAGAATCGTGCAATTTGTCCCTTATCGATAAGTCTAGGCCAATCAATAAAAAACTGTTGAAAATGCTAAACCACGGGCCAAAGTAGGCCACCAATAGGTTTGCGACAACGAGTGCAGATATAAAAATAGCGGAATAAATCACAGTAATGTCCCTTGTTCAACTTGATGAAATCCCCAAACTGGGGGTGCGTTAAATGCCTCTATGCGTGAACGCATGACTTGCGCCCTTGCCTCTTTGGTTGGAGGTGGATAACTTCCATGCCTCCACTTTCCGTCCATTCCTACATTTCTTCCAATATTGGTGCTATCAGCAGAAGCAAAAGGTAATTTGCTGAACACGCCTGGATCAAGCATACGCAATCCATGCAGTTTGCAAGATGGACGGCCTTGGTCATCACACAAAACCCGCATTGCCTTGCCAATTTGTGACCACCACTCATTTGTGCCAATAACAGCATATGCGCCAGAACTGCCGATACAAACCCGCACATAGTTGTTTGCAAGGCGTTCAAGGCGATCAAAACTCTCATGCATATGCCAAACAGGTGCGCCGAACCATGTTGGGAATGGACAGTCTTTTAGCAAAGCATCATTGTCTTCCTCTGAGCCATCTATGACATCTGGAATTACGGCAAAGTCGCAATGAGGTATTTTCTTGTTTTCCAATGCCCAATCATAGAAACTTGTCCAGTCTTTTACTGGGTTGCCACTTTTCCATGCTGAAAACGCCCCGTTGTCCAAGGCAAAGGATTGGGAAATATCTACGGCAGTCCCTAGTTGGTCAGGATGGGCATAACTTATGAAGGCATGACCTGCTTGGATTGCATAGTTGGCTACTGTGGCAGGGGTGATTGGAAGGCCATGATAGTGAATCATTGCTTATTCCTTATCTTGATTGCCAACCAGTTTGACTGGGTTGGGGCTGAATAATGGACAGCATTGATTTTTTCTTCCTCGCATAGCAAGGCACATTCTTCTCGTTCTGCTTTTGCAACCATTTCTGCAAAAAGATAAAGATCAAATTCAGAATCAAGCCACATTTGGGTTATTTGATCGTGATTCATTTGTTCAGCATCCTGTTAATGTAATCACGAACCGATGCTGGCATAGGCGCAACATTCTTTGAGTCTTCCTCAATCTTTGCCAAAGCAGGGTCTTTGAAGTTGACATTGACATTGACAGTCATATCAGGGATTTCAGCCCCATCCCACCGCATTTGGTTGATGTAGACCAATGGTGAGGGAATAAACGCACCATCTCCCTTTTTCCATTGGTCGGTGGTTTTCATCCATTCAACGTGCTTAATGATTTGGTCAGCCTGTAAGTCCAGTTTCAATTTGACCCATTTTGCTTGGCAAGTGGCTTTTCCACCTTTTCGTTGGCTTTTAGGCCATGCTGTCCAGAATTGTTCAAAACTCACTATTAACTCCTTTTGTGTATGTATGGATACTGTCCCACACATTCCTACACATTAAACAAATTTCCCTATTCTGTGAATCAGGATAAACCCTGTATTTCTTTTTAGTCATCCCACCAGTTAAATACATCTTGCAATAACTATCCCCATCATCCCAAAGGTGAGCCTTACCCGTGGGCTTGTTCAGGTTAATCAGATACTTCATCTTGCTATCCCTGTATATGCTAGTTCAGTTCAGTCGGGTTCGATTCGGCAAATACTCACCTAACCCTGAGTAAACAAGGTTAGTGAGTTCCATGCTAGTTTCAGACGAGTCTGGGACATACATCGGGTCATACCTTACTGATTGCATGACTTGCAGGATTACACGCCTCAGAGCGTCCTGTCTGCCCGTTCCTGCACCCCACCAAAGGGTCACTCATTTGGGCTTGGCTTGGGACAGTTCCCCCGTTGCCTCTCAACACAGTTACGGCGGCTTTCAATGCGGTCTACCTGTGTCCAGTCATCTTATGGCTAGGTTCTGAGTCCTACTTTATTTACAGCAAACTTCGGTCTGTAATCCAAACAGTCGCCAAAAAGAAAAACCCCATGATGCTTTGGTGGGGCAAGTCCCGTTGGCATGGGCAAAGTGTTAGTTCGCCAAGAGTCTTCAGGGTTGCCCCTGTTGTGGTTACCCACCCTAGACACTTCTTTCATGCCCCACCAAAAAACCATGGGGTTCTGCTCTTGACGTTCCATCAGATTGCCACATCTGACGGCTAGGATTATACATATTGCTTTGGATAAACCAAATTCTCCCCTAATTTACTAGGGTATTTAAGAAAGTCGTATGCCCCTTGCCTATGGCAGTTCATTCTTAGATCAGCCCCATCATAGGTTTCTGCGGTCGTTCCAGCAGTTACTTTAGTAGCCTTAACCACCACCTTTTTCTCTTCCAACTTAGCCACCCCAAAACTTGTGATGTGATAGTAATCTCCTATCAAAACTACATATCCATAGTTTTCTAAATCACTAAGGTAGCGTTCATAGTGATAGCCTTGGTTGCCTACGGCTTGTGTGGCATGGGTGAAATCTTTGAGTGAA